GAAGGAATACAACGAAAGAGTCAAGGAAGCCCAGAACCAGCAGGCAAAGGGTGTGTTGTCCCAGGAACAGCTCAACAAAAATATCGTTTCCCTTTCAGTAGAGGCGGCTAAGGCTGCTGCGGGGATAAAAGGTATCGGAGACAATGCGGACGGGTTCATAGCGGCCATGCAGTTTAATGCCCAGGCGTTCGCCGCTCCTATCAAAGTTAAGCCCAGAGATACGACTTTTGACTATAAGAAGACTCAGGCAGAGATAGCCCAAGAAGAATTGGATAAGGCTAAAGAAATAGCTCAAGCATATAAGGAGTATGCGGCAAGTTTGGGTAAAGATTTGTCAGATGAATTGGCAAACGCTATGGCAAATGTGCCGGATTTGGAAAAGAAACTGAAAATAGCACAAGTCAAGCAGGACGTAAAGGATTTCACGAAAGAACTGAACGAGGGATTATATTCTGGAATTAAGGATGTGGCAAGTTCTTCCGACCGAGTTGTAAGTGCATTTGAAAACTTGCGTGATGTAATGAATGACGTTGATGCTACTGCTTGGGAGCAGATAATGGCAATATGGAATGCCATGACAAATACTGTGGATTCGATATTGTCAGTTATACATACCGTGGAGTCAATTGCACGAATCAGTGAAAAATTATCAGGGGCAAAGGAGCAAGAATCGCCGGAGGAACACGCGACTAAAATTGTTGCTGCAAAAGCGGCAGAAGTTGCGGCAAATGAGATAGCAACGGAA